GTTCAGGAACCATTTATTGGTGACCGGACCGCTGCCCCGGAGGTCGACTATCGACGCTGGATAGATCGACGAAGCCGCCGCCTGCGGGCTGATGCCCCCACTAAGGTGCGCCAGGCTTATTTTCGCGCGCTGTACATCCAACCCAGAAGTTCCCTGGGTCGAGCAGCGATACGCGATAGTCTCCGGAAGCGGTATGCCGTTGATGTCGGCAAAGATATGGGGCATTCCCCTGCACTTGTCTTGTCCGTCATCAACGGCTACCAGGGGGATACGGACCAGGTAACTCGCGACCCAAATGTGACATCCTTGGAGAAACGCATTTACGCTGCTGTCTGGGAGGAAGTCGATCGACGGCTCAAGATCGCAAATCGTGAGCCGGGCGGTGCCATGAAGATATTGTCTCAGTACATGACGGAGAAGGAGTCGGAACGACGTGCGCAGTTGTACCACGATGCTCTTGAGCGAGCCGCCGAACAAGCCGCTGATGAGGCGGATGCGGAGGACGCCGAGTTGCCTTGGGATGAACAACGCACGTTTGAAGAGTTGCCGACAGTTCCCCTAGTGGAAAAGACAGATCGTGATGAACCGCTCTGGCTCACTGAAGAGTTTGTCGGTATCACCCTTCCTGTGTTGCCTAAGTTCATTTTCGTGGCGGAAGTGCCCGTATCTGAACTGCCAGCAGTCCCCACAAGCGAAGTCAAGCTCGTGACTTTAAATGAGCAGGAGGAAGTGGTTGCTAGGCGACCTGGACGGAATGAGCGAGCACGCGCTGAAGGTAGGCAGCAGGAGCGGAGGAGGAACTATGGGAAGCGACAGAGGGCGAGGCGTAAGCGTTATGCCGCAGCTCAAGTCGAAGAGTTCCACGCTCCTGATGTCGAGCCGAGTGGGGAGCCTCCAGCCCCCAGCGTGGAGTTCGTGGACGTCCAGGGGACGCGGCCCGATTATTAGGGACCGTTCGGGGTTCGAACGTTCTATCCTGATGCGGGTCGCGTCGAAGCGCAGTGGCAGGGACCGCGATTGGAGAAGCATGAGCCGTTGAGCCGCGATTCAGTGTGTGCGAGCCTGAGTCGCGTGTATCCGAGCAGACCTTATCCAGTTGCGGTCGAGGGTGATGACGATTATGCG